ATAATGAAATAGCAGAATCTCCTTTAATAAGATCTTTAGCAATCATTTTTGCTATTGTATAGTTTAATCGTAACTTATTAGTATCCGTAACGTTTTGCGAAAAAACTGTCGAGCTGAGTAGGAGTATAGCTATCAGCAGCTTTACTTTGTTCATGATAATATTCTTTTATTATTGTAGTTTTTTCTTTTACATTATCTATTTGATAGTCTAACTCTTTAATTTTTTGTTCTTCTGAAGAGATTACACTATCATAAGATTTTTGTTGTTTTTGAAGAGTAATTGTTACTTTTTGTAAACTATCTAATTTATTTTTAAAATCTACAGAAATCTCTCTTTTTATAGTTAAGAGTTGAATTAAAAAATACAATATAACTATTACTACTGCAATATACTGAATAATTTTTAATATAGATAGCTTTTTTTCTATGGTAGGAGAATAAGACATGCTTTTATTCTTTTATGGGGCTAACTTTTTGCAATTCAATAGTTCCTTGAACTCCTCCATTACTTCTAGCTACTATTTTTACAGAATACGCTTCTCCACCTTTAGATACTTTCATGTTTATTTCTAATCCACCAAAAGTTGAACTGTCTATTATACTAATCGGACTTATTTGATCATTTTCTTCTAATAACGATAAAGAAGATCCTCTTTCAAAAGTTTCTATATCTCCTTCGCCTTTAGTGCTAGCGGTAACTTTAAAAAACGCTGGAGAAGTATCGCTTAATGACATTCCAAATGCTGCTAATGCAACTAGTCCATCATCATATTCTTTTTCGGAGAGTTGAGAAAAGAAAAAATTAATAGCTTTTAAAGCCGCAAATTTTGCTCTTAAAAAATTTAAGTCTTTTTTTACTAATTTTTTATCTAACTCATATGTTATGTCTTTTACTTTTTGTATTTTTTGTTGTATTGATTCTCTTAAATTAGCAATAGCCTCAGTATATTTTTTTTCATTATAATTTGCTTCTTCGCTAGTTAAATTATATTCTGTTTTATCTTTTTTATATTTTTCAAAATATGCTTTAGCTTTTCCTCCTTGAGCTTTTTCAAATTTTAAAGATATACCAGACATAGGTGCTTTTTTAGAACCCCATGTTTCATTAAAAGCATTATTTAATATTTCTATTGCTGAAGCTGGATTACTTTCTTTAGAGGCCAATTCTAATTTTTTAATAGCTTTTTCTGAATTTAATATAACATATAAATCTGCTGGACACCATTTATCAGCTGAGAATCCTAATTGTTGTTGCGCAAAAGATCTATAGGCATTAAAAATATTAGATCTATCTAATTCATAATTAGGATATTTAGTTTTTATAGCTACTGCTTGAGATAATGGTTGATTTAATACTTTAATATTCGCAGGCGTATTCTTTAATTCACTTAAATATGTTACCAATTCAGCAGTTAAACTTTCTTCTATGGCTTTACTTTTTTTAGTAGCAGATATAGCAGCCTTTACACTTTTATTAAAATTTTTATCAGTTATATAGTCATTTACTGTAGAATAATAAAAAGACATAACTAATCCTTCTTTAACATTAGTAGAAGTAGCGTTTTCTGATGATCCTTTTACGCTAATATTAATTGGACCAAATTTAGTGTCTAATTGAGCATATCCTATTGAAGACCATGAGACTGGTTTAGATATTATTTTTCCAGATTTAATTCCTTTAGCCGCGATAATAGATTTTAAGACTTCTGTTCTAGCTGAGGTATCTTTAGCGTTTACATTTTGAAAATAAACTTTATAATTATTTCCAGAAGCTTTTTGAACTTTTATTGGGGTGTAATTAGAAACATTTTTATCTTTATTAAGTAAATCTAGTATTTTACTTTCTACGCTAACTTCATCTTCTTTTTTAGCTTCCATTAACAGTCTAGTAAGAATTTTAATATTCTCAGTCAACTCTTCTCCTCCTGTTTCTTCTGCGCTAGCTGTTACTTCTTTTTCTCCTCCAGTTTCTGTTCCTCCACTAGCTCCTCCATTTGCGGCCCAATCTCCTTCCATTCCAGTATTATCTCTTGTTCCTTCTTCTGCTCCTTCTGCTCCTTTAGTTTTTAATGGAGTTCCAAATCTAAGAAGTCTTGAAATTGCCATCATGCATCTTTCTTTTTCGCCGATTCCAGCTAGATAATATCTTTTTCCACTTATAATAGCTTCATAAATATTATCTTTCATGTAAGTTAAAAAAAAGTTTTGTCCATTATGCAACTGAATCTTAAAAGTAGTTGGTTTTGGAGCTATATAGAATATTGCATCAACAAATTCTCTGAAATCTTTAGTCATGAGTTCTATCATGATTTCATTCAAAGTATTATACTTTTTCAGTATGAATCCCATTGGATCCTTTTCAAAAGCAGCATTCTTAGGTTTTTCTTTTACTTGCGTAGTCTCTGAATCAACGGTAGTTTTTTCTTCGTCTGCTTCTATGATAAGTCTTTTTAATATTTCAAGATTCTTGTCCATATTATTTTAATAAGCTGTAGTATTCTTTAAAATGCTTTAACCTGTCTGTAAATCCAATAGTTCCTCCATTTACTCTCTTAGTAACTTTATTAACTATGGCATCAGAAGATCCTTCATCTGCTATTTTATGTAGTCCATTTTTATGGAAAAACCAAGCAGCCGAAAGTAAAGGATATTTTGTAGCTACTAAGTCCGGATTGTCTGTGATATTTTCTGCAACAATAGCGTCAAAGGCTTTATAGTTATCTTTACCAGTAAGCTGAATATAACCACGACCACGATACTTAAAGCCTTCACCAGTGGTCTCAGAACCATTACCCATACGATTTCCATAAACAAGATTAGCAATTTTTTCAGGCTTTCTTTCATATAAAGCTGCTTTAGCTTGAGTTGGAAAATATTTTTTAAATATACTTAATAATCCTTTAGCTCCATAATTTAAGTTTTCAGTTACTAGTTTAAATCCTCCGGATTCATGACCAGCTTGCGCTAAAAAATGAGCTAATCTCAAAGGAGTATTCAGATCAAACTTCGCAATAGTATCAGGAAGTTGAGTTATTACTGAATCTGGTATATGCCCTTTGAGTTTATTTATGTCCATTTTTTATAATTTTTTCCATTATCGCTGTAAGTGAGTCTTCTGTTTCTTGTTCTGGCTTTTCTTCTCCTCCATATTCATGGTAATTATCTGCAGCTTGACTAATGAAATTGGCAGCATTGGTGATATGATCTTGAATCCACGCTGGAATATCTTTCTCATCATCTCCTAGCTTAGCCTTAAGCTCCATTGCTGCTTTGATGATAGTCTCTAGACTATTATTAGCCATAGAAACTTCATGATCTTCACCTTCATCCATATTTTTCTCTATAGCAGCGCCTACTTTATTTTCCCAAGAGGATATATCATGATCTTTATTTCGATCAGCTTTATCTGGATTTTTTAATCCTGATTTTTTATATGATACTTCTTCTATTTCTTGCAATAACATGCGTTGCCAATGTGAAATACTATTTTCCATAATTATTTTTTCTTTTTTGATTTACTTGCTTTTTTCCATAATGTCTTATCTGCTTTTCTAGCTCCACCTTTTCCAGTTACAAAAGAGTTTACTCTTGCCATAGCCCATTGATGTTGACCAGCTCCTGGACGATGTCCTGTTTTCCAAGCTCCTAGACCTTTTGCATAAACACTTTTTAGTATAGTTTTAGATATACCTGTAGATTTTGCTTTATTCGCTAAAGCTTTTTCTGTTTGAGGATCATATTCAAAAATAAACATCTCTTTTAGTATATCCATCATTTTTATCATAAGACTTATTTTTCTTTTTTTCCAAATCTTTTTTCGTATGCAGTAGTAGAGGTTGACTTTCTAGTTTTATACTTTTTTGTTTTATCTTTATCTATATAGTCTGCGTCCCACTTTCCATAAGCTGATGGATCATTAGATTTTAATTTTTTTCTGTCTTTTATATCTTTTTTCATTTGCGCTGCGTCTTTAGTAAGATACGCAGGATTTAATTTTGGACTTTTATTTTCTTCACTAACTTTAACACAATTAGGAACCATAGTCCCTTTTTTTCCTTTTTTCATTGGTTTATTTGGATCTTTTCTATATCCATCCCAGCATGCTTCTGATAAGATTTTTTCTAATATCTCTGTAAGCTTAATCATGTTATATATTATCGCTATTTATTTTTGTGTCTTTTTCGAACTTACTATATGAATTTTTATAAGATTTTTGTGTTTCATCTTTTACATTTTTAGTATATTGCCAGTTCCAATATAGATCATTATTTGGTTTAAATCCATAAAACTTATGGACTTGTTTTTGAGTTTCATTAACAGTTTCTCCATTCCAATTTTGACCTACACAGATAAAACCAGTTTCAATATCTTTAATAATATTAGATTCACCTAGTGTATTATGTCTATTCTCAAGCCAAGTTAGTCTCTCAATTAAGTTTTGATAGTACATATTAGTTTGTCCCCATCTTATTGAACTAAAAAATACAACTGTGTCTGATTGTAAAAGCTCTTTAGAGATCTTCCACAATTCATCTTTAGGGTTATTTAAGCTTGCCCAACATCTATGATGCCCAGAAGGATTTTTTTCTTTGTCTTTAAGTTTGGCTTTCATTACTCCACAACTATTACCGTCTTTTCTCGATACATTACCTTCACAAGGCATTATATTTAGTTCAGGAACATCAATCAATATACACTTATCGCGTAATTGATCTTGTATGTACATCGCAATCATTTTTGATTTTGGAATATCTTCATTTTTATCATCCCAATTATATCTATTTGAGCAACTTAATAGTAAAATCTTTTCTTTTTTATCTAGAATTTCAATAGTTTTAGTTATTGCTTTCCAAGCATTAGACTGCATTTGCTCTTCATTTAGCATTATCTCTCTTACTATCTCAGTTAGACTAATCATCTATTTTAAATATTGTAACATTTGCTTTAATCCCGCAGTTAATTTAGATTTGGCGTCTTCCGCCTTTCTTTTTCCTTCTGGACCTTCAGCTTTGTCGAATTTAGGAGCATTTATTGCGTCATTCATCTTATCATAATATACTTTAGCCACTTTATTGATATAATCACTAGCAGAATCTATATCTGATAGTGATACTTTACCAAATAATCCGTTTAGCTCTAAAGTATCTCCAATTCCTTTAACAGTATTTGCTATATCAAGATTTTTTACATCTTCTGGATTAATTCCAGGAGTTTTTTTCAATGATGGGCTTATTTTCATAGTCTTAGGATCTTTGTTAGTTATTATTTTGTAATAATACTTACAAATATCTACTCCAAGATTTGAAATATCTCTAGTTACAGTGTCTATTTTATCTACTTTACCTGATGTAAACTTAACAGGACTATTATTTTTTAATTTAATTTGAACTCCATTAGCGCTTATGCTTAGATTTAATATGTCTGCTAATGAACTATATAAATAACCTCCAATTGCGCCTTTTATGCCTCTTTCTGGAGTCATTCTAGCTGCGGCCCAATCTTTATTTTCGTAATATGCATTAACTAAATCTATTTGTGCATATCCACCATCTTTTAATTTGAATATTAGATTAGTTCCGTTCTCTGACTGTACGTTTTGATTGTCTTTTAAGTATTCTAGTATTTCTTTTGAGTATATACTTTTATTTTTATTATCACTAGCTCCTTCAATTTTAGGAATATAGAACATCATGTCTACATCTCCATATTCTTTATTTGGATTGTCTTGTAGATCTTTTTTAAAATAAGCGCTAGATCCAACAGGTTTTCCTGCTTGAACTTCTGCTAATCCTTTTGATATTAAATACTTATTAAAATCTTTTACAAATTTATCGTAAAGATAAACGCACTCTTCTACTACAGCAGGAGTTAGTCTAGTGTCTTGAGTTAATTTACTAGACCATCCGCCTTCTATTAATAGTTGAATTAGTTTTATCATAATTACCATGCTCTACATTTTGCAATTATTAAAATGATATCTAGTCATATTAGGTCCTCCTCCAATTTTTCCGCACTTTGGACATTCAATACTTTTGCATGTATAAGTTTTTCCACTATTCCAAGCCAATTTTCCAGTATTCCGTGGAGAAGCATCGCTTCCTTTTTTATGCCATACTTTTTTTTCTTCTGTCGTCATTTTTGAGTAAAAAGAATTTGCCCCTTTCTTACCTGCCTCACTTTGATGTTTTCTAAATGCTTCTTTATCGTATTCTTTTAATGCATACAAATAATGTTTGCCACCATAAGACATATTATAAGACATTTTATCTTTTACAACTTGTTCATTAACTATTTGTTTTTCTAATTCCCATAAACTAATAGAATCTTCAGTAAATATTATTATTTCTTTATTAAAATTATCGATTCCATATTTTTTAATAGCATTTTTAAGCCCAATTCCGCTTCCCATATAACCATCATCTATACTATTAGTGCTATGTCTGCCTATATAGTATTTTCCATTTATTGTATTCGTTATTTTATATATGTAATGTATCATAATTTTACCAAAAACGACATGACCAATAATTTGCTTTCCATTTAGGTCCAGGATTTTCACAGTGATGTCTTGCTCTATAACTTTTTCTATGTTTTGGTAGATGTTTTTTTATTGCTACACCTTTTTGTCCAAAATTAACTTTTACTACATTTCCTTTAGCATTCTTAACATATACAGATCTTTTTTTAGGACCATCAGGAGTTAAAAATGGCTTTCCTAATTGAACTTTACGTCCTTTGTATTCAGCTTCTTGCAAAATATTTACATGCTCTAAGATATATTCTTTTAAACACTGTGGACAAAATTGTCCTTCATGAAGATCATGCATTAATGTAAAAATTTAAGTTTATATTTAGTGGATTCTACTAAGTTTACTACATTATCTATCTCATTCTGAATATATGAGTCTTGCGGAACTTTAGTTCTTATCATTTCTACAAACTTAGAAAGTCCTTCAAAGTACATAAGCGCATTGTCATCTTCTTTGATAACTCCTTCCATTTTATATCCACGTAAGATTCCGTATCTTCCTTGATATGATTCAACTAGTCCATCTATTAATTCTATGATCTCTTCATAATATTCTTGTAAAGCTTTATGAGCGGCAAAAGAATTTGTTTGCAGATGCAGTATATGAGCCTGATTGCGACTCTGCATTAAAGTTCCGATAAATAATCCCATTTGATCCATAATACTTATTTTATATATTTACAATTTTCAAAATGCCAGCGCTTCATATTACTTATACCTCCACTTTTTTCACAATAAGGACAAATAATCACTTTTTGTTTATCACCTTTTCTATCTTTATTCCATGCTCCATATGTAGCTGAAGGATTTTTATTCCCTAACATTCTTTCACTTAATTGAATTGATTCTTGATCTTATAGTAAGTACACCTCGCTTTTCCAAATCTTTTAACTCTTCTCCTGCCATACTAGCTATGTTTGCTTTAGCAAGAATTTGAAAGTTATTTTCATCAGCACCATGCTTTTTAAGAATAGCGCGGATTTCATCATCTATTTCAAAATCATTATCTTCATCAGTAGCTACTACAAACGCTTGATTAGAGCCAGCTTTAGGAAGAGATGCTGCAAAATCTCTTATTCCATCCTCATTAAGTTTAATTCCAGCTATTTTTTGTAGTCTTTTTACTTCGTTAAGTTGTTTTTTCATATTATTTTTTGTTAGTCCTTCTTTAAGATCTTTTTTTTCTTTGTCTTTCTTAATTTCTTTCTTAGACTTTTCTATTTTTTCTAGCTTAGTCATAAGATCATCTATTTTAGTAGCTAATTGAGCAATAGTTTCTTTATGCGCTCCAGATTCTTTAGGATTTTCTTTTATCATGCCTACACACTCACTTCTTTTGGCTTCTAATTGATCTATTGCTTCTTTTAACCTATCAACTACTTGTTGTTTTTTCTTTTCAAGCATTACAGCAGCTTTTGTAAACTCGTTACAAAGTTTTTCTGCCATCATTATAGCAGCTTTTTCATCTAAATAAGCTCCATAGACTTCTGTAGCATCTATTCCTGCACCATTAATTCCCATTAGTGGATCAACTTTATGAACTAATTTGTTTGCCGCGCATCCATCATAAGGTTTTTGAACAGCATACATGTCTACAACTTGATTATCGAACTGTTGTCCAACATCAGCGCCTTCTTTTTTAGGTTCGTGAATATGAAGAGCAGCTAGATAAGCATTTTTTTTTCCTGGTGTAGTGTGTCCAACTACTTTAGTGTGACCATGTTCTTTTTTAGATACGGTAACTTTACCGTTAGATTGGCTTGTTGTATAAGGCATTTGTATTAATTTTTTATAAATATTTAAAGTTTTATGTTTCTCATCTCTTCTATTTTCTCTTTAGTTTCTAAATATGCTTTTTTCTTATCTCCTTGACTCCAATTTTCTTGTTGTCCAGCTTCTGTAAAGAATTGATCTTTCTCTTTATACCAGGATTCTACTGCTTCTTCAAAGTCTTTTAAACTAGAGTTTTTATTTGCAGTAAGCTGTTCACTTACATAATTACTCCACTTTCCTTGAATTCTAATCTGATGTTCATTTTCTATTACACAATCATAACAAATTCCCTGAACAGCATACATTTGTCTATTAATGCTTGTAGGTTTCATTGCTTTAAGACATTTAGGACAAGCTATTGGAAATATAGCAAGTCTTTTAAGCTTATCTGTCTTTGTTATGTTTTGTTTTATCCCATTTTTTATTGTCCAATTACGTCCTAACTCTTCCCAGATGTCTCCTTCTTTATGAAATTCAATCTTTTTTTCATATCCTGTAAGTACTTGAGTCTTTTCTCCTGACTTACCTGTGATTAGGTTTCTCATCCTAGTCACATCTTTCTTTTTAAATTCTTTCTTTAATTGACCTTGATTCATAATGTATTATTTTAATTCTATATATGCTAAATTAGCTTTAGATATTGCTTCTGTAAAAGATTTTTTACCATTCTCTAATATATACTCTTTTGGAGTAATACCAAAATAATGATCAAATTCTTTATTAAAACTTTCATATATTACTTCATTGTGTTGTCCATATTCTCTAAGTAATATTCCTGCTTGAGCATTAGCTTCATTCTCTATATCTGATCCAGTTTTACCGGATTCTGGTTCTAATCTACCTTTTTCGTTTTGTTTATGATGTACCATTTCATGGCAAAGAGTTCTTAGAATATCTGCCATATTTCTATTTTTAATATAGACTAAAATCTCTTTTTTATTTGGATCATATTGTCCAAATGATCTCATTTGTCTACTCCACTTATTATCATTTAAAAAAAATACTTTAGGCAATTCTTCTATTCCTAAAGAATCACTAGCAAATCTTATAAAATTTGTAGCTATAGCTATTTTTTCTTGATCTTCCATAATTTTATCTTTGAATTGCTCTATTTGCTGCAGTGAATCCTCCACGATTAACCAATTTAATTGGTCCTGATGGATCAGATATCACATATCCTTCGCCTCCTGATTCATCTCCTATAGAAGCTTTCACTCCTAAATCTTGAGAGTCTAATTGAGCTATTATAGAATTCTTTAAATTATTTATAGCTTTTACTGCATTAAATATTTTCTCTAAGTCTGATTGATTTTGTTGAGAATACTCTATCATTTTTGCTTTTTTACCATCACTAATAGTCTTCTCATTCTCTAAGAATTTAATGAATTCCTTTGAGCTTAATGTATTCATGCTAGCTGCTTTAGAATTGGTAAACTTATAAAGCATATCCGCATAATCACTCATTTTTTCTTGAGTAAGTTTGCTTTTATCAAGTAATTTATCAGTAGACTTAGCACTAGAAACAGCTGATTTAGCCGCACTCATTAGCTTACTATCTATCTTAGCTCCACTTTTTGGGAATACTGGTGAGAATACCATGAGTCCTCCTGAAGGATTGAATTTATACTCTTTAGCATCTTTCACGCCTGATTCTTTTCCATCTAAAGATTGGTAAACGTGAGGTATAACTCCTACTTCGCTTTTTGTTATTTGTTTTCCTAATTCACTATTAACTGGTATCTTATAGGTAGTTATATTTGGTTTGAATACATACTCTCCATCAATAACTTCTGGCTTACTTTGGTATAATAGATCTCCTTTAAAATATCCAATGAGTCCTTTTGGCCAAGATTTTTTAAATATTTCGTAAGCATTAGCCATGCTTTTTGCAAAAGTAAAATTAGGTTTATTTCCACTTTTTTCAGCAGATTTTATAGCTCTATTCTTAAACATAGTTTCTATTTCTTCTGCACTTTTTGCTTTACCATCATATCCTTTTGCTGTAAATCCACTCTTATCAGTTAGTATAAAATTACCAGTTTCGTCTACTCCAAATACTACAGCAGGAGATCCATCCCATTTTACTGATGTAGTTGATGGGTCTTTAGCGGCTCTATCCATTATTTGTAAAGCTCTTTCAGCTCCTTTAGATCCATCCCAATATATTAAGTCCTCTGGGTGTTGAATTCTTGCTGACGCTGCTTCTAATAACATAACTAGCTTTTGTAATTTTTTTATTGACTCTTTAAGATCTTCTTTTTTAGGAAGTTCTAATCCATCTTTAGCAAGATCGCCTCTAGCTTGAGATACCCAATCTTCGTATTCAGGTTTATTTTTTATAAATTTAACTATAGCTTCTACACTAGCTAAGTCATTAGGTTTAGCACCTTGTCCAAGTAACTTAGTTGCTATTTCATCAGGATTCTTGCTTATTATTTTATTAGTAGCTCTATCTACTAGTCCATTAAGATAAGACCATTTCATTCCTTGAGCTTTTGCGATACTAGCAAGAAGTAAGTGCTTATGAACTCCTTTATAAGGACTATCTTTTGCTCCGCCTTGCATAGAGAACTTCATAAATTCAACATCATCGTTAAACATGAAGTCTGCTTGTACAAAATCTTTTTCAGGATCGCCACCAGCTATTGGTGTTTTTACGTGAACATTAGTTCCAGATTTTTTTATATCGTCTTTATTTATTCCATTGGCAATAAGTCTAGTAATTAATGTATTTTGATCTATAATATTCTTATCTACTCCAAGATCTAGATCTCCGCTATCAGCTTTTTTTCCAGTGGTTCCAAGCATATTATCTTTAAGAGAAAGTCCTGACTTGTCTTCTAACCAACCTACTGTAGGATCTACATCTGCTTGATTAATTCTTTTAGTTCCTTGAAATACATTACCTCCCTCAACCAATAAAGTACGAATCAGAGTATAAAGGACCGCCCTCTCTTCTATAATCTCGTGTATAGGTTTCTTTTTTTTTACTAGTAG